AAACATCTCTACCAAAGCGTTTTATCATTGCATCAAAGCTATTCATATTCCCACCTGCCTAAAGATGAACCCATCATCACCAAAAAGAGGAGCTGCCGCAAGCAGTGCATCCTGCTTTATTTTTTGTGCGGCATCCATAACACAGTCTGTGCTTTTTGTTACTGTAACATCACCTGCTTTAAACTGTGTTACACCATCATCCTCCAAGCATTTCAGCAACATATATCTGTAATATGCTGTTGTGGCGGCGGCATAAATTGCCGCAGGGTTTGTTTCGTCTGAACCACTTATAAGCTTTGCTGAAATTTCTAAAGCCGCCTCTGCACAAAGGGGCAGACAAGTTGCTGCCCCTTCGGTGTCAAGGGTGGTGATTTCGCAAAGACGGTTATAAACTGAGCTTGCGTTAATCATCTGTTTTCACCCCTTATTTAATTAAGCGTTAGTCTCTGTTGAAAGAACCTTGGAAGCTCCTGCAAAAATCTTTGAAAAACCTGTTGTGCAGGTTACTGATGCTCTCTCAAGCTGGCGGTCAATAAGCTTGTCGTAATCTGTTATGATTCCGCCTGCCTCAACCTTTTCAAGTGCACAGTTCTTGTCCAGTCCGATAATGTACTTTGAATCAAGTGTTTTTGACTTAACAAGCTCTGCACCAAGAGGTGTAACAAGCTTGCCTGTTGCGTGGAAGTTAAGTCCTGCCGCCGCATCTTTAAACTCCGAAAAGCCAAGAAGAGTTGGCATATTATCTGCCTTTGCAATCATTGTTGTCATATTGTACTGTCCCATAGCGTTCCAAAGAGCAACAAGGTCTGCATATGTAAGAGTGTCTGCTGTTGCTGTATAAACTTTATCTGTTCCTTCTGTAAGTGATGCGACTGCATCCTCAAGCTGTGAAGATGCAATTTGTGCACCGATTTGCTTTAACATAACTGTAAACAGATCAAGTCTCTGAAAACGAATTGTTTCATATGATGCAACAATCATTCTGCCTCTCTTGCGAAGAGTTACAAGCTCATTGCTTGGAGAGATAACAGTCTGAGGAATAAATGAACCTTCTGTTACTCTTTTAAGCTCTGCTTCGTCCTCTGAAATGTCTGATGTGATTGCACGGTAGTCAAGTCCATCTATCTTTGTGGTTGTTGCAATGATTTTTGAAAGCATATCGGCAGTATCCATACCCTGCTTTACTGCACGAGCAACATATTCAGGGAACAAAGCGGCACTGTCAGATGTTTTAAAAAACTTTTCAACAACATCACTGCCGTTGCCTCCCACACGAATATCAAAACGCTTGAGCTGACGCTCAAAAGCATCAAGCCCCTCAAGGTTTGTTCCTGCATAATTATCAGATGGATCAAGCTCCTCAAGTGCATTTGAAAAGCCCCCGTTTGTTGTATAAAGTCCTTTTTCAAGTCTTATATTGTCATAGCTTGGCATAATATTTTCCTCCTATTATTTATTGAAGCAAGAAGCCTACGATTTTTGATGATGTGTCTACATTGAGCACAAGGTGTGACCTGCCACCTGTTGAAGCAACCTTTACACCGCCTGTGCCGTTGCCTGCAAGAGTGCAATAACCAACTGTTGGTGCTGTTTCTGTGTATGTTGACTCAACATAGCCCGAAAGCTGAACTGTTGCAAAACCGTCGCTCTCTGTGCACTTTAATACACCACAAAAGTCATTGCCTGCCACACAGTTTGTTACCTTGTTGTTTGCAGTCATTTTAACAACATCGCCTGTTGCTACTGTTCCTGTAATTTCAAATGTCGCTGAATTGTCATTGTAACCATTAAAAGAAATACTCATTTTGTCCTCCTAAATTTTGTTAGATTTTAAATTCTGAATTTGTGATTTTTCCCTTTTGCTTTTGTTGGATAAGCTGAATTGTTGGTGGTACCGATTCTGCCATTTTTTCAGAAAATGCTGATTTAATCTCTGCAAGTTCTTTTGCATTTGCACGCATAAGCATATTTTCAAAAGTCTGCATATTCATCTTTGGCATTATTGCCGCACACATTCGGATTACCTCACTACGCAAGGCAGATTTATAGATTTCTCCATCTGCCGCCTTTTCTTTAAGCTCGTTTATCTCACATTTGAGAACATCGAGCTCACTTTTTGTAATTACCAAATCCACATTTGCCGATTTGATTGTTTCAATTACGCTCTCCATTTTTTGCTCTCCTTTCACCTTTGATGCATCAAATGCTTTTGTAACTCCTGCACCCACTTGTGCGGGCACTGCAACAAACGACCATTCATATGCATCTGTCGGTTCACTTAAAACGCTGTGGCACATAGTCCCCTTATAGCTTTTTCCGCTTTTGTGATTGCAGGGGTTTTGTCGCCTGTCATTACCGCAAATAGAACACTTGACGCTTGAAACAGCACAGCCAACGCTGACTTCCTTTTTTATGCCAGCGTCAATCTCCGCTATAAGATCTGCATTTTTCTGTGTTTTTGCCATATAGGCTCTTGCAACAAGCTTTGTGTAGTTTTCTCCTGCCCTTGTCTTTCTTGTAAGGTCAGTTTCTACTCTGGTTTCAAAAATTCTGGCAACCTGATTATTTGCCTGCATACTGTGGTCCAAAATTCCTGTTTTGCCTACAAACATAGGTGCAAGAGTGTGCAATGCATCAATGCTAAAACGCTCAAAGTCCCTGTCTATTTCGTTATCGCAAAGGATCACATTAAATATGCAAACGCTGTCTTGCGTCTGCTCTTTGCGGGCAAGCTTGTTTATTTTTTCAAGGTCGCTTTCGCTTATTGTGGAAGTGTCCACATTGCTTAAAAAATCTTTTTTAATATTGCTCATCTCCCTGCTCACTTTGAATATTTTTTAGTTCTGCCTCTATCTTTTGTGCCTGTGCATTATAAAGTCTTGCTCTTGAAAGCTCGATTTCGTCCTGAAGAGTTATATCGTTCCAGCAAATTTCAAAGCTGTTGTCAAGCCCCTCAAAACGCAAAAATGTGTCACATATTTTGTACACAACAGAATTAAGAGTTCTCCTATATGCTTCAAGTTCGCTTGTTAAAACATCTGCCTGCTGTGACGACATTCTCTCCGTTGCAGACCAGCTAAGTCCAAGCATAAACGGTGGCAATCCTGTTTTTGCTACCATCTGCTCAAGAAGTTGACGCACAGGGATTTCGCTGTCTAAAATCTGGTTGTCTGCACCGATTGCTTTTATCTGCACATCTCCAACAGCAACAAAATCCTTAACAGCTCCGCCACCGTGCATTGCTTCGCCCCATTCTTTTGCGACCTGCATTGCACGCTGTTTTGCATATGCCCTATCCATACCGTCGTTTTGAGGCTTATATGTAACCGCAAAGCGAACATTGCCAACTCGTTCCCAGTTAATCCCGATTGTGTTATAAATCTTTAGCAAAACAGAGCTAACAAATGGCAATCCTTTTAAAAGCGAATTACCGCTAAGCTTACCTGCCTGCGGATTTAAAAGAGAGAGCAAAACAAGGTTTGGATACTTTACGGGAACAGGTGTTCCGCCGTTTGAGTTGCAAATTTTTACATCCAGCGGATTTTCTCCTTGTTTAAGTTCAATGCATGACAAGTCAGCATTATAAAGTGCGCTAACCCTGCCCTGCGTTGTAACTATTTCGCCAACGGCTGTGCCAAATGTCAAAAGCTGTTCAAAATAGCTTGAAATAAATGCGTCAACGCCAACACTTGTTCCATTTACGCAAACTGTTGCTAAAAACTCGTCCAGAGCCTCTTGAGATTCTTCGCTACGGCATTTAATCTTAAATCCGCCAACAAGCCTAACAAGCTTAAATATTGCCGCATCAATAATCGGAACAGCCTCACGCATAGCCATATACAGCTGTGACTGGCAGTCAGTAAGCGGAATATAGCTTTCAAGCATTGTGAATGGATGCGAGCTTGCCCTGCCCGTCTGCACTGTACTACTTGAAATTTCACTTTCCTTTTCCCGTTTTCTTATCAGTCCCACCTTCATTCCTCCTTTACATTTTTTGTGCCTAAATAAATAAGACAAGAATAAAAATTCAAGCCTAAATAATCAAATTTTCATATTCATCGCCTTGAAGCGGCAATGCAAGCAAAGCCGCTTTCCTCCTCTTGTGGCAATGTAGCCACAAAATAGCGAATGTCATCCATTGCGTGGTCGTTTTCTTTTTTCGGCACATCACCAGACGCTTTGTCGTTCCAGCGGTAAAGAGAAAACTCCTTTATACTGTCCACGCAAACATCACAAATTTTTATCTTTCCGCCCTTTAGGGCATCGCTAACTTTTCTTATTCCGTCTTGCACATCATTCTTTGCGGGTGTTACG